CCAGGACTTTATTACATTGAAGAACTACCTCAGCGACTATGTCGCTTCGCCGGGACCTATCAGGTTTCGTTGCCTTCGCCGTTGTGTGTGCCGTGTTGCTAGCTCTGAATGTAGCTGCCGATATTGTGGGGCCTCGCTCTGCCGCCCCTAGCATAATTAACAACGACGAAGGCGTGGTTATTAACGTTGTCGATGCTAATGCTGTTTGCACTGTTGGTGCCCTCCGCCCGTTATGTGTGCTGACGCGGCGTGTCATCTCGTTTGCCGGGCCTTATGTCCCGGCTCATGATGTCACTGCTCGCGTCGTCCAGTTGGTCACTGACTATGCCTCACAGGCCGAGTATGCTACCCTGATGTACCTCGAGGCCAAAAACCGTGACACAACCGTCCATATAAGTATCATTCTCCTACTTGTGGCGGCCTTCGCCTTAGGATGGACGGTTCTGGTCATAGTGGTGTACAAGGCATGTTGCAAACTCCTGTCACCGGAGAGAGTGCACTGGTACCTCTGGCGTGTCAAGTACCCTGTGTTCCTCGTTCACGTTTACACGCTTCTTGTTGTCCGCTTCGGCGTGGCCGACGTGTACACGTATGTTACCTGTGTTGCTGCGGCCCTCGCACTTGTTATGTTGCGGGCTGTTAACATCCGCGTGAGGGGCTCTTACATCGACCTCAATGTTTACAACCGTTATCCCTGGGCTGTTGCAGTCTTGATTGCTCTGGCTTCGCCTATTCAGGTTTTCTGGCCCACCGAAGTGGCCGCACTACACGCCATAGCCGCTGCAGTCCGTGTCGTCGTTCTACACGGCCGCAAATCCCAGGGAACTCGGCAGCGTGCGCAAGCTCACAACGCTGCTGTTGCCAAGCAAAAACACAATCGCCCGATCACAGCCTCTGGCTGCTATGATGAGGAAGGGAGGTTCATTGACATCCCCGAGGAGAGCCGCACCTGGCTTGAGCAGAAGATGATAGACTCTCTCCAACGTGATCTCCCCCAGGACACCAACCCTGACCGTGACTATGAGCATGAGTTGGAGGATGAGTGGCTTGATTTCCTCATGCGAAAAGAGCACGACGACAAGTTCTACGACGGCGGGTATGTCGTTACACAGCACGACCGCCTCCTTATGGCGGCCTATGGCAAATATGGCAAAACGCGCCGCCATGCGGCTGTTGGCGACGTTGCCGCCACGTTTGGCGCTCGTTTCGACACCAGGGTCAACCCTGCCTCGCTGGTTAAAGCCGATGTTTTCGCTCGCGACTTGACACGTTACAACATGCTCGTGCCCGTGCTTGCGACCAAGTTCGCTTACGCCCGGGTGTACGCCAAGCTCACCAATTGGTTTTCTCTTGAACCTGTTTATGGCAATCAGATGCTGGTCCCTGAGTACAAACCTATGGATGAGCACCAACAGGGTCTTGTCGTCAAAGAGTGCGAGAAACTCATTGGGCGACTCATTACTGCTGAGGAGTGGTCCGAAGTCCTAGCCGTCGTTGAGGATTACAACAGACGGCATGACACTTTTCACGCAGCCATCACCGAGGCAGTGGCGAATCATTCTCGCAGTGGTGAGCTCCCTGATTACAACGTCCCCGTTTACTGGGCTACCACCACCGGCCTTGAGACAACTGGCAGTGGTGTCATTGTTAACACCACTCTGGGCAGGCGTGCAGTCATCTGTTCCCACACAGTCAACAACAACTGCCCAGTCAGCTCCCTTGAGGAGATTTCACAGGCCCTGTCTCGCGGTAGAGCACTCGTTGTTGGTGGGCATCGCGTCAATTGCAGCGCCCCCAATGTTTTTGCCTGGTCTGCCTGTTATCCCAGGCAGTTGCTTGTCGCGTTCGACGGACCGGCTGCCACCCCCACCATCCACTATGATCCTGTGCCGAATGGTGAGGAGGTTTACGCTCGTTTGCGTGGTCAACGGGTTTCCACCGGCAAGAAGACCGGTCAGGGTACTGATGGCAGGTGTTTTGCCAAGTACAATTCAGAACCCGGTGATTCTGGCTCGCCCGTCTTCTGCCTTTCTGATGGCAAGTACAAGTTGGTCGGTTACAACGAAGGTGAGCGTACCGACAAGACTGCCTCCGTCTACTACCCTGTGGCCCCCTATGCGCACTATGCCAAGGCGCATTATGTCACTGTGCCCAGTGCGCCTGTCGGTTGCGACCCTGCGCCTTGTCCCCACCAGCATGGCCGTGTTGGCTTCGCAAAAGCATTCAAGGTCCATAAGCCAAATGACGACGGCCTCGTTGTCGATCGAGTGGTCGTCGAACCTGGCACCAGTGACGGCGTTGCCGTCCCGGCCGCTACCAGGTTTTCCACCGGTAGACAGGAGGTCACAGATGAGCAGTACTGGAATCAATTTGATGCACTCATCAATGAGTACAGGACCAGTCATCACTACCTCACTGACAAGCGTGCACTTGAGCTGTGGGATAGTGATCGGGAAGCCTTTTTCTTCACCGTTTTTGTGCCGTGCTGCGATCTTGTCAACCGCAGCTCTCTCACCGGGCTCTTCCACGGGGAGTACTCCAGACGCATTCCATCCACGTGTAAAGAGTATTTCGGACCATCACACACACCTGAATCGCTCAACAGATATAGGGTTGTGTTTGATGATTTCTGCTCTTACCTGGAGTACCTCCACGGCGACAACCTCACCGGCAAAATCCGAGTTGGGATGAAGAAGGATGCTTACTCCCTCAAGAAGTTGTTGGCCAACGACTGGCGGTCCTTGCAGATGTGCGACAAGCTTATATGCCTTGCTCAGATGTGCTGGTCGCAGGGCTATTGCCACTTTCTGCATGAGTGTGACGGTTGTTCGATGATACATGACCCTACCCACCCGTTCTCGTGGGCCGGGGCCCTCCCTCCCGATTACCACAGAGTTGTTAGTCGTGGTGAGTGTGCCCACAGCCATTCAATTGACTACACCAAGTTTGATGGCTCGACAACCGATAGGGACTGGTTTGTGCTCTACGACCGACTCCCTTACCCGAAGCGCGTTGCCAAAGTCGTTTACGAGACGATATCGCGCGGTGAAATATACACTCTAGATGGGACACCAATCGGTAGGCTCCCAGGCGGCAATCCCAGCGGAAATCAGCATACGTCTACGATGAACAACACCCGTGGACTCCTGTTCTACAGAACCTTTCATGCCAAGACTGGGCTTGCACCCTCTGGCTGTTACGCTGTGTGTGGGGATGACTCCATTTTCCTTGCTCCACCTGAGACTGTGGCACAGTTTGTGGAGTTTGTCACCCGCACCTTTGGCATCGCCGTCAAGGTTGATGACTACAGCTATGCCACACCTGGCAACTACTACCGCACATCGTCTTTTGTGGGGTATATCACTGTTACCTTTGCGGGCAACTCATTACCCCTTATCGCCGACCCACGTCGACGCGTGGCCAAGGCTACCTACAAGCATGGTGACAACAAGATAGTCGCGTATCGAGGTGTGGCCGACAGTTTTGCTTGCACCTTCTTGGCCTTGACCATTCCGCAGCTTCGTGAGTTTGTTCCCGAGGTCCCATGTGTGCTCCGGTTCATCGAAGTTTGCAAAGCCAATGGCATACCATTCAAACCCGTCGACCTTGATGGTACCATGGATTTACATGGGCGCATTGGTACGGTCACGCGTGCCCAAGCCGACCGAATTGCTGCCCGTCGGGAGGACAAACACTGGCGGCGCGTGTATCATGTGGAGTCTTCGTCTGATGAAGACCAGATGGACGTCACTGAGGGGCCTGCATCGTTCAAAGCCGAGAATGAGGCGCGACGCCGTCGACGGCCGGCCCCCGTGTTTGACGATGACCGTTGTGAGGTCACCGACTATGTCAACGACACTCCCCGGCATGTCCCATCGGTCCCTGTTGAGCCCGTGCATGTTTGGGACGCATGGGATCACAGCCTCCCTCCGACTCGGGGCGTGTTGGAAGACCCTTTCGTCGGCGTTGTCTACCACCACCCGCACAACATCTACCGGTGGGGTTGGTTCTCTACACCGCTGAGGGCGATGGCCACCATGGCATTCTTGACCTTGTGGTATCTCACAACCCCCCTGTTGTTCATCGTGTATTTCCGCTACGGTGACAACGTGTTAGACCTAGTGTCCGCCGCCATGACGATCACGCTCCTATCCCTTCTCAGCGTGGCAGGTGGTTGGACCTGTGGCGGTGTTCGCGACAGGGTGCACGTAGGCACAACGGCCCCTGCACCGCTCACTGGTCCGCTTCGAAACTCTGGAGAAAGCTATCAGGACACTATTGTGAACCACTCTTTGATCATGAAGAAGAATGTCAACCAACGGCCGGCTAACGCAAAGCAGCGTAAGCAGCGGCCCAAGCGACCTAACGGCAACAACAACGCCGTTCAACTGGTCGGGCACGGTGATTACCGTGCTATTGTTCGCAGCGTTTTTAACGCTGTCAAATCCGCGCTCCCGAAGGGAACTTTTGCGCGTGGCGGCGAGGTTATTGGCAACGCCCTCGTCCCCGGTGCGGGCGGCACCGTCGGAAAGGCTCTCGGCGGTTTAGTGTCCAAGCTCGCCGGTTTCGGCGACTACACTGTCACCAGCAACTCCATCATGGGTAAGTCCCAGAGCTTGCCCACGTTTCAGTCCTCACGGTATGGCACCCGCATTGCTCATCGTGAGTTTGTGGCTAATGTTAATGCCACGACTGCCTTTTCTCTGGCTGAGTACGGCATTAATCCTGGTGACCCTTCAACGTTCCCGTGGCTTTCCACTGTTGCCGACTCTTACGAGCAGTACAAGTTCCGTGGCCTCGTTTTTGAGTTCCACCCAACCTCCGGGCAGGTCACATCCTCGAACCCTGCCCTAGGTGCTATTGTTATGGCCACATCGTATGACGTGTACGCTCCCAAGTTCATCTCAAAGACCACAATGGAGTCGTACGAATTCTCGACCAGTACCGTACCCTGCAACAGTGCGCTCCATCCCGTTGAGTGCGCAGAAGGTACTAGGCTTCAGGGGACTTTACTAACCCGCACCTCGACTACTCCTACCGGTGCCAACCTGCAGTTGTATGATGTCGGGGCCTTCAACATTGCAAGCGTTGGCGCTGTTTCCACCTACGTTTGTGGTGAGCTTTGGGTCTCCTACGATGTTGAGTTCTACAAGCCGCGCATTCCCTACGCGGTGCCTGCGACCCCAGCCTCTGGCTGGAGGAACGGCGCGAGTTTCAACGTGGTTGCGGGCGGCAGCATGCAACTTTTCCAGGTGGGCAATGTCAATGGAAGCAGCTACAACAGCGATTTTATCACCTTCTCGACCGCTGGCTCTGGCAACACCACCTTCAATCTCAACCTCGCCGGCACGTACCTTATTCATTTGGACATCGTTCGTGGAACAGGGTCAGACACAATCACCGCCCTCCCTGGTGTGGTTGGTTCCAACCTTGTCTCGGCCACTTCTGGCCAAAGCAACGGCTCTTACCAGGTTCCGTGCTACCAGGCCTACACCACCAACTTTGCCACGCTAAACGTGCCGGTCACCGTTTCCGATGGTGGAGGCACCCTTACCATCGGCCCCACCACCATGAGCGCCAGCACGAGCACGTGGTACTGGTACCTTGCAGTTACGTACTTGGGGGCGTGCATTACTCCCCCGTCTTACGCTTCTGCGTTTTAAGGCTTGCTGTTTTTCTTCTGTGTTATTGGAGGAGACGGTCTTTTATTATTTTCCCTCTCGCGTGTGGTGAACGCGAGCGTTCGACTACGTTAGTGTCACCCCTCGTGTGTTTAAACGCTGTTGGTTACAGCGACTGCCGTGACGCGGCAGCACACTGCGTTCGATTCGCACGGGGGGAC